TTATAAACTTTTTAGTGCAGTTTCATAGAATGAGACTGCTTTTTTTGCATTCTCTTTTGAGAGATGACTATAAACATCCATAGTCATGGATAAAGTGGAATGACCTAAACGGTGCTGAAGTTCTTTGTAGGGTATTCCAGAGTTAAGCAATAAACTAGCGTGTGTATGTCTGAAGCCATGAAAACCTATATTAGTTACCTTTGCCCGTTTAAAGTGGGTTCTTAATCGAGTTTGTAAGGTTCGATTATTAGGATATTCATGAATAAAGTCAGAAAATACCACAGTTTCGGAGCGCCCAATTTGCCAAGCTTCTTGCACTTGTCTACGTTTGTACTGTTTTAGCATACTAATAGTAGCTTGATCTATATCTATATCCCTTAGACTTGTTTTTGATTTTGGACTATTGGTTTCTTGTTTATAGTTTAAAGTCTTTGTGATATGCACAACTGCATTATCTAGGTCAATATCAGACCAGGAAAGGGCTAAAGCTTCATTGATACGACAACCAGTAGCAAGTAAGAATTTATAAAGTGTATTCTCGTAGTAATAACGAAACTTATTCAAGTTTAAACTATCTAGATAATCAAGAAATTTTTTTAATTCTTGGTTATCAAAATGCTTTATTTTTTCTCGCTTTGCTTTTTGAGTGTTACGAGGTAATATTACCTCACGAGCAGGATTAAATGGTATAGCTTGCATAACTACACCATACTGCAAAATACGCTTATTTAAAGCGTGTAAGCTATCGTAGTATAGAAAAGCACCTTCTTCCCCTTTATTGGTTTTGTCAGCAAGTTTATTGACTATGTTTTGAATAAGTGGAGTAGTTAGTTTATCCAACTTATAAGAGCCAAATAGGGGCAAGATATGGTTATCTAGCAATCTTCTAACGTTTAATTGTGTGTTAGGTTTTACGGTATGCTTGTAACTTTCCCACCATAAGGAAGCTAGTTCCTTGTAAGTAGTAATATTTGAAGCCTGGAATCTAGTAGATCCATTTTGTAAAAAAGAAATTTCAGCTTCTTTTGTCTTTTGCTTAACTTCTTTTTTTGTTCTCCCTGTTATGCTTGTCTTTACATCTTTTCCAGTTACTTTATCAACACCAAGATAGACATTAGCACGATATACTATTGAACCGTCTTTTTTTGTGATTTGTTTTATTTGCATAGTATTCCTTTCCATCAGCAGGCAAGCAATTAGAAAAGGTTTTGAATTTATACCATGCTAGGAGCTACGAGAACCCCTCTATTTTCGATTTTAAGAAGACAGACGGTAAAAAGTACCAGGTGTAAGAAAATAAAGCGATTATGGGGCTTATAAAGGATATTGATTAGATAATCTTCTCAAAAACCATTGTAGCTTGGATACGGTCTCCACCGCCTAAACCTTTGCTTCCACCATTGGCAGTAGTGATTGTATGCAGGCGATAACCTTTTGAAGCTTGTTTATTGATAACATCTTCTAATTCTGTAAGGTTTCCTGATCCAGTGCCGAAAAACTTTTCTTTCAAAGTTACCTGGAGGACAACGTAGTGTAGTCCATTTACTCCAGATGCGGTAGAAAAACTACCTTCTTGTTTAACAGTGTCAAAAAATCCCATGTGGGTTACTCCTTATCAGTATTTTCAAATAATATTACTTGTCGTTATTTTTTTTAAATGATACTGCATCTTTCTTTGCAAATTTTTTTGCAATAGTTCTAAGCAGTTCTCTTTCATCATCAGTGCAGAAAAAGTAGTTAAGCATCAATTCTAGAGCAAATGGTTCAAGATGCTTTCTTAATTTTTCATAGTCATAAAAATCTAAATCGGTTTTTGACAATTGCATATAGTCAAATTCTTGCCATGAGCGATACTCTCTTGGTGTTGGAATGTAACCATCAAATGGGTCTTTTTTATTATTTGAGTAATTTAGCAAGTATCCTACACTCACCCCGAAGTAGTCAGCTAATTGTTTTGCCTTCTCTGGTTTGATTTGGCTTTCTTCATTTTCCCATTTTTGGTACCCTCTCCGAGTTACGCCCATAGCTTTAGCGACGACCTCTTGTGTATCGCCTTTTTCTTTTCTTAATTCTTTTAGTCTGTTCATGCATATTACCTCAATTTTAATTATATCACAAAACAACAAAAAGCTAACAAAAAATTCACTTTTTGTTATTTAACTATTGACAGCTAACAATAAATACGCTATACTACACCCAAGCTAACAAATAGTTAGCTGAAGAAAGGAGAAACTTCATTGCTTATTACCTCAACACAAGCAAAAGCGATTCGCCGAAAGCAAGCTGATAAGAAATTGACTGCTAAGCAAGCAGGCGAAGAAATCGGAGTTACACAAGTTACCTATCGAAAAATCCGAGACGGTGGCGAAGTGAAGCCTAGCATTTATCAAAAAGCCATGCAGTGGCTTGCTGAAGATTATTAGAAGGGAGCAAACCAATCATTATTTTAGTTTATATTTACAGATTTCTCATGTGGTGCTTTACCACTAGAGACTGATAAGCGGATCTAGCTAAATATTTGTCAGGGTAATTTGCTTGCTACCTATGGCAGTATCAAGGTTTTGTAGGGGGTAACTCCTTTCTCCCTAGAAAATTCTTCCCCTTGGTACTGTTTTAGGTGGCAAGCAGTGACAAGAATAAGAAAGGAGCGAACCGATGGAATTGGTTTATATAGACGGCAAGAAAGAACCGTATACCACAAGTGAGATAATCGCTGAATGTGCTGAATTGCAACATCATACTATTACACGCTTAGTTAGAGACAATAAAGCTGATTTTGAAGCGTTGGGAATACTTGGATTTAAAATCCATAAATTAGATAAGAGAGGGCAACCGAAAAAAATCTATCTTCTGAATGAACAACAGGCTACCTTACTGATTACTTATCTAAAGAATACCGAACCTGTACGGCAATTCAAAATGAACCTAGTCAAAGCCTTCTTTGAAATGCGTGATGAACTTTCTAAACGCTATCTTCAAAGAGAACTGGAAAAGCCAAAGCGCAAGACCTTAACCGAAGCTATCCAAGCATGGGAGAAAGCACCTAAGTATGCCTATAGTACTCTGACAAACTTGCTACTAAAGGGAGCGACTGGGAAGAATAAAGCGCAACTTATGAAGGAGCGAGAAAGTAGGAATGGTATTGATGGCTTGACAAGTGTAGAACTGACAAACTACCAACGTTTGGAAGATATGGCAATAGCTATGATTAACTTGAATAGGGGGTATTTAGAAATTAAAGAACTAATTTTTAAAGTATAGGAGTATAGAAAATGGAAAATAATTTTAAGACAGTTACAAATGCCAAGGGGTTAGAAATTCCTAAGTATCCCAAGGATTTTAAAAAGCTAGTTGAGAAAGACAGACAACTAGCCGAATATCTTTGTATGAACTACGAGAACTTGGACAGTGAAGACCTGGGCGCATTTCTTGAAACAGTAGAACAGGGAATCAGTTGGATTCTAGATCTTATCGAAAGTAAAGACTTGCTTTATAAACCAAAGTCAGGTAGTAATCATGCAAAAAGAAAATAAAAAAATCACTTGCTCAAATTTTAGACGAGGCGAGCAAGCGACGAAATCTAGGGTATAGATATTTTTTCTATACCTTGATTATAGCATAGAAAGACAAGGTACACAATGAGAAAACAACATCAAGCAGTAAAATTCAAGGATATTACTGAAAAATTGAAGGAACTTGGGAAACGTGGTCGCTATTTGAAGAGTGTAGACCGCTACAAGGTTATGTTAAATGCCTTTTCTATCGCCTTTGATAGCACGGTTAAGGCAGAAACTAGACAAAAAGCAGAACATGACGGAATGAAAGCCTTGGATAGGATTCCAGATAAGCACTATGCCCTACTTCATGACATGATGGAGAGCTAGGAATGGAATAAAACACACATTTTGCTAGATTCATGCGTAGAGGTATGGAATTAGCAAGGCAATTATATAGCAAAGAAATCCAACGTGATGAATTTGATAGAGCCTGGAAAAGATTAGGCGATCAAATCGAAAACGAAACGAAGAAAAACTAAAAAACCGAAAAGCAGGCAAGCAATTAGAAAAGGTTTTGAAAAGAATGCTGACACGGCAATTCTAGGCACTTGTTTAGACAAAATGTGGGTAATAATCCACGAAACACCACTACAAACGTTCGCCAACTTGGGGCAGATGCCCAGCGTTTGGAATGGTGGGAAAAAACTGTATAGGAAAAAGGCAAGAAAAAAAGGGAAATAGACCATGACAGAAACAACATACGATATTATCGCTAAAAGCTTGGATAGAATTAGTATGGAATTACACCAAGCAGACGAAAACAATGATTTTTTGAGAATAGGGCTCTTATCAGGACAATTAAAAGCTATTAAAGAAAACTTACATCGTTTACTTTGGATTGAATTTCCAGAATTGAATGAAAGCCATAAAATCGAAGCAGTCTCTAAAAGCACTACGGGAATGTTTTTCCACCCTGGTATTTTTGAAATGGATGCTATGCGACAAGCATTCTTTAAACGTCAAGCCAAGCATTTTTTTGACAATGCAACAGAGCAACAGGCGTATATAGAACATGCTGAAAAGGAATATTTAGAGGCTACTATAACCTTAAAAGATATTCTTTTTAACTCTAAAAATGGAACTCAAAAAGTAAATAAAGATCATCTTATAGAGCAATTTGAGGAGGCAATGCAATGACACAATCAGAATTTGACAACCGAATGACTAAAATCAAGGATAGACATCCGAACCTTTTTCAGTTCATCATTGACTTTTTAGATGATAAAGTAACTCCAGAAGAGGTGTACGACTTTCTGAAGATGGAGCACAGCTATCAAGTGAATTATATCAAGAATTACCAAGCGAGGGCATAGCATGAATGAACTAGATTTAAGCAATACGCAGGCGCTTATTTTTACCGTGATATTGGTTGGCTTTCTCATGTATCTAAACCACCGAGACCGTCAAAAAAGCGCTCAAATCGAGCGAGAAAGTACACAGACAATAGAAACACCTAGCGAGGATTTAAGCCCTGATTATGGGCGATATATTCAGCTTGCAGGGGTTAATAAACAAGGAGATATCAAATGACTTATAGAGTACATTTATATACTAAAGAGAAATTAGATGAGCAAGGCTTAACAAAAGAGGCTTTTATAGTTAAGCGTATAGAGAACATAGAAAATCTATCAGCAATTCTCGGAGTATTAGATAATCAACTTTCGGATACAAACTTAAGACATAAAGCTTGTAAAACTATTGAGATAATTTTAAATGATCAGGAAGCTATGTTATTTAGGGCATTAAGTGACCAAATAACCTTCCGAACTCATAAACCAGCCTAGAAAATGAGGAATAGAATGAATTTAACGCTGAAAGGGGTGGAAGGATATGTTTAGTTTGAGTAAAGAAAGCGAACACGATTTAACCAATAGAATAAGCACAGTAGTAGAAAACTATCTAGCAGTCCGAGAAAGACCTAAACCACGACTAACTGGTTTAATGTCAGCACAGGAAGCCATGGACGAGTTAGATATAAAATACAAAACCTTGCAAAAGTGGGAAGGTGCAGGACTAAGACGTTACCAACCACCACTAGAAGATACTAGAAAAGTCTATTACAAAGTTACGGATATTTTGAATTTTCTGGGGGTAGATGATGGCAAAGACTAAAATATATTTTTGGTTAAAAGTTGATAAGAAGTTTTTTGATAATCTTTTTATTAAGCGACTTAAAAATATGCCTGGTGGCTACACTATGACAGTGATTTATATCCGTCTTATGTTGGAAAGTTTAGAAGATGATTGTATTTTGTACTATGAAGGATATTTTGATAGTTTGGTACAGGAATTAGCTTTAAAACTGGATGTTTCTGAAGATGATATAAATATGACGGTTGCATATTTTACAAAATGTGGACTGATTCAGATAGACGATGATGGACATGCTACATTATCGCAAGCAAAAGCCATGGTTGAGAGTGAAACAAACTGGGCGAAATATAAGCGAGACCAAAGAAAAAATAGTCAAGATATACCAAAATTGGAGAATGTCCAAAATAAAAAGACTATTTCCAACTCATGTCCAACAGAGATAGAGATAGATAAAGAGTCAGATAAAGATAAAGAGTTATATAAAGAATATATATTGTCAGGTAAACCTGACTTTACTTTCCCAAATTGGTTAACTCCGAGAATGATCGAGGAAATAACTAAAGGACATCCTGAGAAGTATTTAATAAGAATCCCTCTAGCTTATCTGAATCATACAGTAGGGAAAAATTATAAATATTTGGACAAAAATTTGAAGCCGATAATAGCACGATTCAAAGAAGGCTATACACTTGAAGATTTTAAACAGGTGATAGATATTAAAACAGCAGAATGGAAAGATAGTACTGAATTTTCTAAGTATCTGAGACCAGAAACACTTTTTGGATCTAAGTTTGACGGTTATTTGAATCAAAAGCCTAAAACCATAAAAGGGAAGTCTGAAGACAACTTCCCAGATCTACCATTTTAGGAGTTAAAAAATGCAAGATAAATTTAAAGAATACAACAACAGAAAGATATCTGAAAAAGTATGTGAGATTCACCAGGTAAATTATTGGGAAATTTCTGTACCGGTGTTAGGGAGTTCAGAAAGAAAACTACAAGCATTTTGTCCGGAGTGTGTAAAGGGAGAGATTAAACAAAAAGAGAAAGACCTATTGCAGCAATTCGAGGATAGACAAGCCTACTTTAAAACTTATGATGTCTTAATGCGTGATAGTACGATCCCTAACGAGTTGAAGGGAGCAACGTTTGATAATTTCTTTGTTAAGACGACAGAGGAGCGTCAGATGTTGGAGTTTGTAAAAGGTCAAGCCCAGAAGTACCTTGCAGGTATGACAGGAAATACTTTAATCAGTGGTAGCACAGGAATAGGAAAAAGTCATTTATCGCTTGCCCTGGCCAAAGAAATCAATGAGAGCTTCAGAGAGAAGCACGAGCCTAAGAGTGTCTTATTTGTCAGCTTAACCGAGATTATCAAGCAGATAAAAGAAGGATGGGCTTATGGAAGAAATGCAAACTTAACAGAGTATGAGGCGGTTAAAAAGCTTGTTGATGTTGATTTTCTAATCATCGATGACCTGGGGGCAAAAAATGGGACGGTAACCCCTAAGAGCGACTGGGAACAAGATTTCTTGTTTGATATTATCAACAATCGAGAAACTACGATTTTCAACACGAACTTAGATAGCAGTGAACTGCGGACTGTTTATAATGCTAGAAACTCAAGTAGGATTTTGAAAGGTTTAGAGGGGAACACTTTCAAGGCTTTCACGATCAAAGATAAGCGATACACGATTAACACAGTGAGGGGAGAGTTTCAATGAATGAAGAAAAATCTAGACACTGCTAGACGTGATTATTTTGATTTTGAACTTCAAGAAAAGTATTTAAAAATCGACACGTTAATTAGCAAAAGAAAAAATCACTTATTACAAACATATACTTCAAAGGGAATGAATGCGAGCAGATTTGAAGATATTAAGCGTAAAAGCGGTACTTATATAAACCACTCTGAAAATATAGCGGTAGAGTTTGCGAGCGATCCTATCGTATTGAGGTTAGAAGAATTTCAAAAGTGTATTGACGAGTCATTAGACAACCTGGTACCAGATGATCGAAAGATTTTCGAACTGCGGTGGGGACACTCAAAAAAAGAGTGGCTGGACATTTTCGAGATTATGAGAAGTGGGGAAACAGGATATTTATATCCTAAACTGGAACACATTTTAAAACGAAGGAATTTAATATTAGATAATCTTGCACGATTATTAGGATATTAGAAAATGTGACAAAAAAACTTTTAATAGTGAACTATCTATAACGAGAGAGTTTCTAGAAAATTTGAGAACAGTTAGTTAAACCCTTGATATACCTTGTTTTCTAAAGTGATGCAAAATTAGATAGAATGTAAGATATAGATAGTTAAAAGAGAGTAAAAAGTGAATTTAAGAAAGGAAAAGTAAAAATGCGAATTAGATTTCCACCAATGTTATCAAATACTAACTGATAAAAAGAGAAATTATTAAAGGAATTGTCTCAAAGTTTCCATCTGGAAAGGAGACCAAAGGAGAAAAAATGAAACCAGCAGACACTAAAAAGTTTATAAAAGATTTAAAAAAAGAAATCTATAAACTTGATATTCAGATTGACTTAGCTAAAAGTGGTATGGATATTGCTGAGAATCTAGGGGATAAAGCTGATTATAAAAGCAATAAACTAGAGTATGATAAATTGATTGTACAAAAGAATATAAAGAATGACTTACTACAGTCTACTTTAAATAAACTACCAATGGATAAAATGGCTAGGACTACAAATAAAACATTTTAATAAGAACGGGGAAACAACATGAAGTCAATAAAAGAAATTTTGGAATATACTCACAGATTAAAAGATAATAAAAACAATAACATTGAAACTTGTAAACAAAATATAAATAATACTAAGGAACAAATTAAAGAACTTGAAAATTTAATTGATGTTGCTGAAATTGAGGTGGACATTGAAAAGTTTAATAATGGGAAAGTGGAATTACAAAATCAAAAAAATGCTTTGGATTTATATTCAAATCAATATGACCGTTTAATGAATGAAGCTAGTCTCAATAAAGAAGAAGCACAAGAAATTCTAGATGAATTTAATAATCTTATTGAAAAAGAGGATAAAAAATTAAATCAAGAGGCATTGCAATATATTAAAGCTTTGAAAGAACTTGCTGAAAAATCAAATAAACTTTTTATAGATCAAGATGAAGTTCGAAGTATTCTGCAAGATATGAGTAAAACAGTATTAAAAAATTCATATAGCAATTCGGATAATATTAGTTATGTTTATAATAAAATTAAAGATACAAAACTAGCTGAACAAGCAGGTCAGAAGAAAGATGTAGATTTCCTAACAAAGCTTTTAACTAGAAAATAAAAAAGAGAGAAAAAATAATTCTGTACTGACTCCCCCCTATTTTATTTTTTAAAAGCGATAAAGTAATAACGGTGTTCCAAAAGGTGAATACCTCTCCCCCAAAAATGACGAAAATTGATACAAAAAACTAGGCTAAAACTCTTAAAAAGTCTAGTTTTTTATAATTCAAGTATAAAACATCATAGTAAAATATAGCAATGAGGAATATATCAGAGGTTAAGGAGAGTCAGAGTCCTACGGAGTATGCAACTATTAGAATTGAAGAAGTACAAATGCTAAGATATTTAGAAGGTCTCAAACTAGTTGTAGATACCTTGATGGAAAACTTAATTGAAAGTGATCTAGTAATTTTTAAAATGAGATATTTAGAAGCTGGTGCGACTTGGGAAGACGTGGCAGAGAAACTAAATAAAACTACTCGTTATATAAATAGCCGTAGAAAAGTAATCGCTAAAAGATTTGTGGAATTGAAAGGATATTGACTCCCCCCACCTTTTAAAAAATCTTTCTGCCCAGTAGGGTACCGGTGAAGGGAACTTTTTCCAAGTCGGAGCGCTTCAGACAAAAAGGGGATAAAAAGTTGTTGGATTATAAGATAACGCCTAACTTTTTGATAACGTTTATATTGAGTTATGAGATATGTGTTTTGAAGCCTAACTTTAATTTGAAAATAATTCAAAAACAGAACGGTATATCTCTAATAAATTTTAAGAAAAAAGAAAAATCTCAAATAAATAGCGAAAAATGCGAACATATAATTGACATGTGTTGATAAATATAATAGAATATGTTTGATACGTTATGTACCCCAAACGGTTCATATTGTATCAGAATGTTAAAAATAGGAGGCATTCTTTGGAAGGATACCATGGAACAAGGCCCTCTTCAGTAAAAAGTATTTTAAAAACAAAGTCCTTTACAGTTTCTCAATTTATAATTGGGAAAGATTTCAACATACAATCCAATCAAAGTTTACCAAATGATTTGGGGCAAGGTCTGTATTTGTTTATCGATGATAAAGTTGCAGGATATAGTGGTTTAGAGAGTGCAAAAAATTACGCACGGATTTATAGATCTAATTCAAACAAAATAGGCGTAATAAGTTTTGAAGTTGATTCGCGAAAATTAAAAGTCTTAGACCTAAGTGAACCTGAGTCGAAAAAATTTTTTAACTTATATAAACAACAGACTTATAATCAAATAAAATGTATGTTGGATAGGTTTAAGCAGAACCGTTCCTTTAAAAGATTTAATCTTGACGGTATATTTTTAGAACATATTCTACAATATCATCCTTTATTTAAAAAGATGAATGCTGTTACATATGAGAGTTATGTTCCTACGGTTCCTGAATATCCAAGACCACTATCTGGTGTTGAAAATTCAAGAGAATTTTGTTTAAGAGATATGAATTTAATTGACTGGACGAAAACAAAGGAGGTATATCATGGATTTTGAAAAATTTGTTTTAGATGAGTCAATTCTCGATACAGATGCTTGGCTTCCTAAGGAAGCTCTAGAAGCAATTGTTCAAGCTATACTACGCCAAGAAAAAATGGAGCTTAACAGTCTGATGGAATGCAATCTACAGTATTTCACAGAAAGTTCATTAGAAAACGTTAGAGCTGAGTCTCGCAGTTTTGTAGGGTATGTAGGGAATGGTAAGAGTAATAATAGCACTTATGAAGTGCAAGTGAAGGATATGGCAGCGTAATGGCAATTATTTCATTTAAAAAATATGTAGTTGATAAGTCAGTTTATCATAACAATCCTGAATTTGAAAATAACAGAGAAGACGGGAAATTACTTGTTCCAATCAGATTTTCTGCAGAAATTGGAATTGATAAAGAAGTAGAAAAATCATATGTTATCATTAACGTAAATTTAGGGGAATCAACAGATCCTGACGAGATACCTAATATCCCATTTATATGTGAAGTATCTATTAGAGGGTTATATAGTTATTCCTCTTCTGATTTTGAAAACGAAGAAGAATTAAAACAAGTTTTAGGAAGTAATGCTGTAGCTATACTTTATCCGTATGTACGTACATATATTTCTACTTTAACTAATCTTTCAAATCAATTTCCAGCATATACTCTTCCTGTAATGAATTTTGCTGAAACAATTAAGGAAAATGATTTGATTACATATATTGGGTTTGATTAATTATGTGTAAAAAAGATAGGTATTAACTAATATCTATCTTTTTGTATAGTTAAAAATAATGTTATATAGTGCTAGTTTCTCGACTGCTAAACTTATAAATGATACAGCTTTTTAGCTTTTTGTGAATATTTTAAGAACTTTTAATGATTTATAAGAACATCTATTCAGTTGTGTTCTTTGAGAAATCACCAAACTACCTTTTTAATTGTAAAAGCGAAAATACATTACTTTGGGATGGTTTAATACTAAGATAAAAAGAGGAAGGTATACCATGAAAATTAATAAAGTTGTCGGACAAAATAGAATAGGAAACTATTTAATTCTGTACTTAGATCCAGAATTAGACAAGGGTCTTAACGGAGCTATTATTTGCCGAAAAGCGATACTAAAAGGTTTTGAATATGAGGTTATACCTTCTTTTGATACTAAGCACATGATTGCTCTTCAAAGTAATTCTGATGAAAATTACATAGGAGAAACAATTGAATATGAATAAGATGTGGAATTGGATTAAGGACTGGTAAAATAGTTTCCTATTAAATAGGCATAAAAAAAGCACTTTTAAATAGTGCTAGTTTCTTGCCTGCTGAACTCATTTAAAAAGTAGAGTATCATGTTCAGTGATTTGTGGAGTGAAGAAGAAACTCCAAAGCATTCAAAAGGGAAAGCGAAAAATCCCAAACACCCTATTATCAAGCATTAAGAAGTAATAAAGCTACTTGCTGAATACTTAAAAAAGCGATACAACAAAATGCTTTAATTTTAAGAAATATCTTACAGAAAGCCTACAACAGTGGGTTTTTTGCTTTGTCTTAAAAAACTATAGAACACTTCTTAACTGTGAAGGGGGGATAAAAAAATCCCCTGCAAAATGAAATTGCAAGGAACTTTTGTTAATGGTTATGGGCAAGCCAGGCGGAATACTTTACCCCAAGCCAGAGAGCAAAGAGGAGATTGATGACGACGATGCCTGAACCGACCAGTGAAAATAGGAAAAATTCGCTAGTCGAAACCTGCCACAAATGCACGATGTCTGTAATCAAATAAGCACTGACAGGAAAACAAAGGATAGAAGTGATGAGAGCAGGGATATACTTACGGAGAAGAATTGATTGTCCAATATGGAGCAAGAGATGGAGTGCAAAGGCCACAAATCCCCCCAACCAAACTAATTCGAGCGCTCTAGATTGACTAAAATACGCTAATAAAGTGATGGATAAGACAATGATAAACTCCTCAAAAACAGCAAGGGCAAATCCCTCTGTTGTCATTTCTTTGTGGATTTTGAGAATAGCTGGAGCCTTTTGAGCCAGCAAGGTTTTGTTGAGATGAATCCAAGGGACAAGACCGATAATTTCTTCCATATCGTGAAAGATAAAAAGTAGAGGAAACATCCAAAGATAAAATGCCATAAATCTCTCCTGAAAAACTATAGATCGCTCGCCAATCAAGCAAAAAACGCCCAGTAAGGCGTTTTGAGTTAGGTATGCTTATTTCACTTCTGTAACATATAGCTATTGTTTTAACTAGAACGCTATATTTTATTAAGTTTTAATAAGTTTTAAGTTACTAAAAATAGGGTTATTTTGTTTCTGTTGTTTCCGAATTGTTGCCGTTTGTGATATTTTCTATTGTTTCTGTTAAGTAAAATGCTGTTGCAATCTTTTTGCCTTGTTCTGACATATTTTCAGTTATTTCTCTAAAAACCTCATCTGTTGTTTTTCCTTCTTTCTTTGCTAGATAAGGAAGTGCTCTCATTGTGTCTCTAGTTTGATTTATAAATATTTCCGAGAAAATATCAGGGCTATTTTGTATGTATTCTTCAAATTCTTTACTTCCATACCCATACTGTATATCACTTTCTCCCAGTAAATAACTAGTTGTAGTGTTAAGTATTGAAGCTAATTTTAGAAGTGTTTCAAAGTTGGGTTCTCTTTTTCCGTTTTCCCAATTTGTGAAGGTGTTCTGTTTTACTCCTACTTTTTCACCTAGTTCTGTTTGTGTTAACCCCTTTTTTAGTCGTAACTCTTTGAGTCTTTGGGGAAATATATTTGAATTTATCATTAAATCACAACCTTTCAAAATAAAATCACAAAAAGACGTGTTTTTAGTTGACAAACACTTCTAAATGAGATAATATTGAATTATATCACATAGTGACGTACTAAGTATATCACATTTGATAGAAAGGTTTCAAGGGGGTAACTGCTTATGATTGTATAAAAAAGTCTTTGAAGAAAAAATCCTCAAAGACACAATTAAATAATACTGTTTAAATTATATCATATATACGGAAAAGAGAAAAGGAGATGGCCTATAAAGATTATTACGAATACAAAGATATTGTAGAAGCTACTGGCAAGTCATATAGCGCTATTAAAAAATGGCGGATATCTATTGAACGATTATCTGGATATAAGTTTAAGAAGGTAAAGATACATGTTACACGCAAGCATGTAAAAGACCATTATCAATTTACTGAAGAAGAATTTGAAAAGTTTATAAAACTGTCTAAGCGAATTGATGAAACAAAGAAAATGTCTGAATCAGTCATTGAGATATGGGGTGACTTAAAAAGTGCTGAAGAAAGAGCACTAAAAATAGATGTGGCTGAATTGAAAAAATTTCAAGAAAAACAGAAAGAAAGTAACAAAAGTACAGCCTTTCAGATTATTTCTTTGAAAAACGATATTAGAAGATTACAAAAGCTAGAAGAACGACTTGAAGCCTTAGAAGAAAAACAAGACAAAGGGTTCTTCTCTAAATTAAAAAAATAGAAAAGGAAATATAAAAAATGGCAAATAAAAAAATTAAACTAACATCACCGCTTTCACTTAAAGAAGTAGCTCTTGAAAGCTCTCAATTTGATATTCCTAAAAAAATCCTAGTAGATTTTTCCAAAGCTAGACCAAGTAAGAAGTTTAAAGATGGTAAACAAACGGATATTTTAAGCCATTATATTTTAGAGGGAATTGATGAGCGAACCGCGAAGGCTGTAAATGATGGCTTAATTGACCAAGAGGACGTTAAGGCCATTAAGATTGAAGTCCATGGCAGTTTTGAGGAGATTGAAGAAACCGTTGAGTTTGGTGGCTCTCTATTCGTTGAGTTGCTAGATGTGCAGGTTAAAGCGGACTGGGTTGAGGGGCGAAATGCAGGATATAAAGCCGTCAAACTAGTAGCCTCTGGGCTAAAACTTGCTATGTAAGTTTAAAATTTCTGTATATGATGGGAGCTGGCCGCCTTGCTCCTGTCGGTTTACAAGTGAGCTAACTAGTAGCTGATAGCAACCGCAAAAAGGGCGATTCGCCCTGCGCGGTTGCGGGTATCAGCGGGCATCTAGTTGGCTGACTTGTTCCGATAGGGGCAATGCAACCAAGCTACCTAAATATACAGAAATTTTAGCCAAAGAGTTTTTTTGAGGAAGTATATATCCATATTTCCAAAACCTATGCGCGGGCGCCATTCTAGGACTTGACGATAGAATGGTGCAAACCAAGGGTAATCCCTTGATTTGACAGCGTTTGTTAGGGGTTGAAATGGCTGAAAGCCCCCTACCCCAAAAAAACAAAAAAGCGAGAAAATAAAGGGTTTTTCTTGGATATATTCGTGGATATATTCGTGGATATATTCTCCAAAAAATAGAGTATATATCCAAAATGATAGAATAAAAAAAACGAAAATATAGAAAAAATATACAAAAGTCTTTCATGAATTGAAAAGGATAAAGAATGACTAAAAGAATTAGAAACAGACGTTTCTTATTTGAACAACAACTAAAATCAGATTATTGGGATTGGACTGTATCGGATAAGAAATTATTAGAAAACTGGGAAGAGAATAAAACAAAGATATTTAGATTAATCTTTGACCGTATCCGTGAACTGGTCGAAGAAGATGAATTTGTGGAAGTGGCTTTTATCGTCCATGATAAAGATATTTCCTATGGGACAAAATTGGTCGAACCTCATATTCACGGATATATTGATTTTCCAAAATTGATAGATTTGTCTAAAGTTGCATTGGCTCTTGGAGTAGAAAAAGAACGTGTAGAAACTCCAAAATCAAAAGGGGGCAGGGGTTATACACGTATTAACGCTTTAGCTTATCTTATCCATGCCAAGGATAAAGATAAATATCAGTATCCTGCTAGTGATGTAGAAACATTTGATACATTTGATTATGAAGCCTTTATCAGTCAGAATAAAGAAGATTTTGAAAAATATTCAGCTACTAGAAAACGAGAGAAAACAGATGAGAGTTTGGATATGGTCTTTCAAAAAATTATTGCTGGAGAGTTAACAGAAGATGATATTTTTGATGATGAAGAATTGAGATTTCTCTGGGCTAACAATCAAAATAAATTTGAAGAGGCGTTTCATGCTCAAGCTGTTTTTTCAGCGAGAGAAACTATGCGGGCATTACAGAATGGTGAGTTTAAACTGACGGCTATATTTGTACATGGTAGGTCGGACAGTGGAAAGACGACTTTTGCCAAACAAATCGGGAAGGATATCATACAAGCTGCCAAAGAAGAAAGTTTTGACTGGAGAATGTATGATAGTGATTTAAGCAATCCATTTGACGCTTATAGAGGGGAAGAAATAATTTTTTTAAACGACTTACGCTATGATAGTTTAAAACCTGCAGATTGGTTGAAGTTACTAGACCCTTTAAATAATTCGCGAATGTCGGCGAGGTATCGTAATAGATTGGTGGCGGGAAGGATATTTATTCTAACGAATACTGAGGGGATATTTGATTTCTTTAGACAGATTAAATATGAAAATATTGACCAGTATCTTCGCCGTTTTAATTATGTATTAGAAATTTTTGAGAGAGGTGGCGAGCGAGAGTATGTATTTTCTGAAACTATAAAATTATCTGTTCCAAATACTGAAAAAGGTATAATGACTTATTTTGACACTAAAGAAGTCTACCGAAAATCATGTAAAGACGAGTTTGTTCAACATATTTTAGAAGATTATATTTTACCTAGGATATTGCCAAAGAAAGCAAAGGACGTGACAAATGACTAAAAAAATTGTGATATTCTTTGATGAAAGATTAAATACTGATTTTCGTATAGTACGCTTTGGGAAGTGTATACCAGTAAGGCGAGAAATAGATAACATCTATATTTTCCTTAATGATAGGAATTTATGGACTAGATGCAAAAAAAAGATGCGTGAAAATCAATCACACATCAAAATAAAAAACCAAAATAATTATAACATGAAAAGGAAAAAAATGCTATGTTCGTAACAAAAGAAGATTTGAAAAAATTAGGTTTTGGAAATTATCAAGCTTATAGTTTGATTAAACAGGCTAAGGCTTTGATGGTACAAAAGGGCTTTGCTTACTATAATTCTAAGGGATTGGGGCAAGTTCCTGTTGAAGCTGTTGAGGAAATTTTGGGTACAAAATTAAATTTTGAGGAAGTGGAAGAATATGCCTAA